GGTATGATTGTTTTTATCCTTATTTTCATTGTCATCGTAATGATCTTTGGAAAAAAGAGTGATCCCCCGCCCGCCGATACAACTAATGCTGCGTCAGGGGCTCCTCCAAAGAAGTAATCTTGCCATCTGAATAAATGCCCGCTAAGAAAGGAGGTGGTTTTATTGAGACAATGGTTGCATCGGGTGTTGGTGCCTACGCTGCGAAGAACTCTTCGTCAATGAAGGGACTGCTGTGGACGCTTGCCAAGTATGTTCTTGTGATTATTGTGGTTTCGTTCATCATTATGTTTGTGCTCAAGCTGATGTCTACAGAGAACTTCGTGCCCATCACACCTTCCAAGGATGGTGATGAGAAGACCAAGACCCCCGCTGGGAATGTTATCCTTCATTGATAGCAGTTCTTATACGGACGGCAACTAGCCTTCTGTGTGAACCCCATACGACGACACGGGGTCTTCTTGCAATAGGCTTTAGACATCAAACGCTTTTTCTTAAACCGACGAGTTTTACCCCCATACGTACCAAATCGCTTGGCAGCGAGCCTTTCACCAGGACCTCCTGGTTTATTCCACTTCTCCTTGATGGTTGGAATATTCTTTGAAAGTACAGCCTTGGCCGACTCCTCTGTCTCAAGCGGTGTTATTGCCTTGTATTTGGAATACCTCAGCTTCGGATCATCTGTGATTCCAAACGAATCATCAAGATTCTTCTTGAGCTTATCGTTCAGTTCCTTCTCCAACTTTGAGATATACACCATCAGCTTCTTCTCAGTTAAGAATGGATCGTTTATCTCTTCATCCACGACAAGTGTGATGATACCTCCGTCGCTCTGATAAATTGAGAACTCATGACCCATACTCCAGTTTGGAAACTGACTTTCAAAATCCCTGTCAAACTGCTGCCAATCTGCGACGGTGGGAACACGATTTTCCGCACTGAAGTCGATTTCAATGTAGTACTTCATTACTTAGTGTCTAGAAATCCTCATCCAACCGAATCTCAGATCCACCCATCGGACGCGAGTAATCCGACACCTTCTTCTCAAAGAAATTGGTCTTGCCCTCAAGACTGATCAAATCCATGAAGTCAAATGGGTTCGGTCTTCCGTAGATCTTCTTCAGGCCCAACTGGACCGCAAGACGATCAGCCACAAACTCAATATATTGCGACATCAACTTAGAGTTCATTCCAATCAGAGCACACGGGAGAGCTTCGCAAATGAAGTCTTTTTCAAGTTTAACGGCTCCCATGATGATTTTCTGAATCCATATTGGTTCTGGTTTGTTTTCAAGAGTATGAAAGAGAGCAACAGCAAACTGAGTATGAAGACCCTCATCACGAGAAATCAACTCATTACTGAAAGTCAACCCAGGCATCAGTCCGCGCTTCTTGAGCCAAAAGATTGAGCAAAATGCTCCTGAGAAGAAGATACCTTCGACACATGCAAACGCAACCAATCGAGTCCCAAACGACTGCTCTGCATTCATCCACTCCAAAGCCCACTCTGCTTTTTCCTTGATACAGGGAATGGTCTCAATCGCATTGAACAACTTTGCCTTCTCTATCTCATCCTTGACATAGGTGTCAATCAGAAGAGAGTATGTCTCTGAGTGAATGCCCTCCATGGCATTCTGGAAACTATAGAACAACTTGACCACTTGAGACTTGACTTCGCCTTGGAATCGAGTCACGAGGTTCTCCATGACGATTCCATCGGAACCGGCGAAGAATGCCAAGATCTGTTTAATAAAATGCTTGTCATCTTCGGTAAGCTTCGCCCAATCTGCTTGGTCCTTTGAAAAATCAATCTCCTCCGGCGTCCAGAAGACCGCCACGCTCTGCTTGTACATCTTGTATAGGTGCTGCTCGGAAGCCTTGATCGGGAATAGTGTGAACGACATCTGTATATATAGGGGAGAATACACTTAAACCTTTGTCTCTCCAGAAGACAATGAGTACCGCCAACGTGCAGAACCTTCTCTCAAATGTGTTCCACCCGACCTTCGTCTACGACATTGGAAATCAGGTATACCAAACGAAGCTTGAGCTTTTGAATATTGACACTGTCTCCGCAAATATGGTCTCTACCTTCTTTGCATCGGTTGGCGATGCTCGGTCGAACGTCTATGTTGGGCTCGGCGCCGGAAATCCATACTCAAATATGGTGTCAAGCAGTAATTACTATACAACCTTTCTGGGCGCCGGGGCGGGAAATGGATCGTCAAATGTTTCGAATAGTGTGTTCCTCGGGTACAACGCTGGACAGGGGTCTGTGAATAGCACAAACACGATTGCAATTGGATCCAATGCCGATGGGGATGGATCTAATAACATTTACATCGGTGCTGGTGCAGGTATGTCTGGAGCAGCGGGAACAAGCAATATCTTTATTGGTCATGGGAATACTCTTACAGGTGTAACCAAGCAGTTCTTACTTGGACCGTTGGTAGGACAGCCTCCAAGCTCGCTTACAAACTCTCTAGGTTCAAACTATCTGCTCGGTGGGGACTTTGCAAGCAACCGACTTGGTATTAATCTTTCAAATCCAACCTATAACCTAGACGTGAATGGGTATGCTCGTATTGGCACCAACTCAGTAGGTGGTCTCGGTGTCAACACGAACCCTGTTGACTATACACTCAACGTGAACGGCGATATGCAAGTATCCGATGGTTATGGTCGGTTGAGGCTCACTCACGATTTAAACGGATCTGCAACGGCTGGATATTCTAGGATGACGTTGATCGGAATAACGAACCCTGCAGGATCACCTGCGGCGGTTGGAATCGCCACGCTTCAAGTGTCTGATGGATACTTTTCAGCAAGCGGGACCACAACTGCTGGTGTGGCTACGAATGTTCCAATCAAAAAGGGAATGATCGCGATTGTAACAGAGGGTGGTGCACAAGAAAGCTATCTTGTTCAGTTTGGGAACACAGATGCATCTTCACTTGCTGTTCTCGCACATGGTGCGGGTGAATCAAACTTTCCGTTTTTTCCAATCCCGTTATTTGTGATTCCAGCTGGAACAACAAGTACCCCATCGTTTAGCGGAATGGCAGGTGGCAGTATAATTCCGGGAATGCGACTAACAAATACATCTGGAACATATTTAGCTACAATTTCATCTGTTACATATTCAAGTTCAACTGCTGGAACATTATCACTTAGTACATCACTTACAACTCCATTTGGTGGGTCATCCTATAATGCATCTTTTGGACCGCCATTTGGTTCTAATATTACATTCAGTGGTGCAAATATCGTGATTTCAAATGCTGTTGCGACTAAGTGGTCAGTAACGTATTTCCCGACGCCTTAAACTTCTCCACAATCTTACGAATACTGACCGATGAAACACCCGATGCTTCTGAGACTTTTGCAATCTGGCCACCAAGCACTGTGCAGACAACGCCAGCCACAATCGTCTTGGGTGTGTGCTCCATTTCGGGCAGTCCTTGAAGCATTAGAACAATACGATCGCGATCTGTGTCAGACAAATCCATGTCTGCACAAATGCGCTCAGCAATACCGAGTTGGGTGTTCAGAACATTAGATCCCTCGCCTGAGAACTTCATAAGTGCCTTACACAGCGACCGAATGGATACGTGGAATAAGTTTGCCACTTCCTCGTGAGTCCGTGTAGCATCGTGTTGGCGACACGACGTAAAGATCGCAGCTGCCATCAGAGCACGACGAGTTTCCCCACGGGTTTTCTGAGCATCCTCAACCTTCTTGAATAATGCACAACCATCCATTACGATTGCCTTTGGGAGTCCAGCCCGAGTGCAGGATTGTTGAATTGCATCAAAGATGCCCATCCAAGATCTCTCTCCGTGATTCGAGAATGACCACGAAGACAGCTTTGCAATAGACTTTGCTTCCTCTGACTGATTACCTCCACGACGGCGCATCATCATCGATCCGTATGAGGAAGATGGAAGGAGTTCGCTCGTGATCGTCCCTGTTCTTGAGGGGTCGTCTTCAGTATTGCCGTATACTCTCCATTCTGCTCCCTCGTCGATACAGGACCCCAAAATCGTTCCACAACACGAACATACGCGTTCACCATCATCGACCACCACTTCATGTTCACAATTCATGTAAGTTTTTTCACAATTGGAACGAAACTATCCATTTTAACGCATCGCACCAAGGGTTGAAGGATCGTAGACTTGCGGGCGGTAGTTTGTCAGTAGTGGCGGACGGTGTTGAGAGAGCTTCCCACCAGCTGTCTTGAGCCACGAAATGAGCAAATATTTATCATCAATCACCCACACCATATATCCACCTTGCGAAAGGGTATTCATGATGTATTCACGGGCTTCGGACATTTGAAACAGCGGATATCCAAAGACATATGCGGGTATTTCAAAGACAATATAGGGTGCATTCGGTGAATGCGTGGCTTGCTTACGGATCTGTCCGTAAAGTTGTGAAAGAACGGGTCTCATCGCTCGCATACGTTTTTCCTTGCGATCCTCTTGCTCGTCCCATACATCACGGGCTTTAAGCATCCTTACATCCTCCATACAAGAATGTTTCCCTCAATTGCCCTCGGAGGTGGTGGTGTAAGAGGCGGAATTATGATAGGAGGTTTAGCAGCACTTGAAAAACATCAACCGTTGATTTTTCCCAAAGGCATCTATGGTTGTTCGGCCGGTTCAATTATCGCTACAGCTCTTGCTTACAAGATTCCGGTTCACGCAATTAAGCATATGTTTGCAACTGATTTCAACTTGTCAACTGTGATTCCATCCATTAACTTGACGTCTCTGACCTCGTTTACACAGGAAAAGGCGCTCTTCTCAATGGACTCGTTTACTCAAACGTTGATCAAGGCATTTGATGGTCAAGGTGTTGACCTACGAAATGCTGTGATTGATGATGCACCTCAAAAGTTGTATATTGTGGCTTCAAACTTGACAACACGACGACCTGTTTTATTAACTGGAACCGTCCCGATACTTGATGCAATTAAAGCTTCATCATGTTTACCATTCGTGTTTCATCCACAGATTCTCTATGGTAATGTCTACATTGATGGAGGATTCTATGCTCACAATCTTCACCGTATTGTTCCACCAGAATGTCTCGTATTTCACATCAGCCGGACAGAACTCAGCATCACACAAGAGCGTTTGAAAAAGATGACAATTTCCGACTACTCAGCTACACTGTATGAGGCGTTCAGGATGGAGTCATTCACAGACAATGTTCTCTGGTTCAAGAATGATAAAATCTCACTTATGCAAGAGTTATCAGCTGAGCAAAAGCAAGAGTTATATGATCAGGGATTTGAACAGTGTTCACGCTTCTGCACCAAACGTTTCCCTGAGAAACTGGGTTAACGCTTCTGCAGTAGGAGCACGATTGTAATCATACAGTCCTGTAGATGTTTCTAACTTCACCGTTGGGTATGCGTCAATCTGATAGAGATCCGCAGTGGGGCGATCCTTCTCTGCGTTCACACGGACAAATGACACCGTTGTATTTCCAAATGTGGTCGGACCTGACTCTAGCTTCTCCCATTCAGGCATGGCCTTCTGACAGTGTCCACACCAGTCAGTATGGAAGAAGTATAGATTTGCCTTATCCTTTGGAACCTCACGCTTGGGTGGTTTCACGAGAGGTTTCCAGAGACGCCAAACGAGATAGGCAAGAATAACAAAGGCGAGGACTGTGATGAAGGTCCGCATTACTTGAGAACACGAGAAATTCTGCGCTGTTTTTCAAACCACATACGATAGGCTTCCTCGGGACCCACTTCCTCCTTAATCTGAATCCAGGCTACATCAGTTGTCATTCTCTCCGGTTCGAATGGCTTGGAATGGATTTTTACCCATTGGCCATTGTATCGCACAAGAAAAATGGAAGTTGGTTCCATTATTTCTTGGAGGTAGGTAAGTGGTAAATGGAAGTCATTGTATTTGGGGTAGCCAAGGGTCTTCTTGCGGTTGCGGGAAACTACATCGTTCACTATGGGGCTTCACGGGTCTACGACGCATTCTGTGTGCCCCATACATGGAGTGAAGTTGTGTACACGCTCGTCTCTACATCAAGTCCAGTCTGTGTTGTAGCCTTAGGAACCATGCAAATGACACAAAATAACTACGGAACGTTGCTGACCACAACGTTGGCATCTCACTTAGTGAATGCCCTCAAGGTCTAACGAGTTTGTCCGAGTGGTTAAGGAGACGGTCTTAAGATCCGTTGGCGAAAGCCGCGAGGGTTCGATCCCCTCAGCTCGTAAATTTTTTACGCCGTAAGTGTGGCGTATGCGGTTGCGGATTCTTGAGTTTCCTTTTTATTAATCCAGTGCACATCGTAGTAGAAGTAATTACTCAGAGCCTTATCCCACCAGCCATTTCGGATAATTGTTATATATGTATTCCTGATTGTGTTATAGTTCTCCCTCTTTTGCGCCGCATTTGGCTGAGGATAAAGGGGTCCAACTCCAACTCCACAATCATTCAATGCAGCAGCAATTGCAGCTCCATGACACATACCATCATCGGCATCGTCTGTAAGGTTCATCTCATACGTACCCCATACTTGTCCATCATGATCTATATACACATAGTGACCTTCTTCCGGAGGCCCTTTCTGACAGATGGTTCCCCAGAAATAGCGATTTTCAAGAGATTTGTCATCGTTAACGTCATCCACATGAGTACCCTTCACCTTACATCCGGCAGACTTTAGAACTGATGTGATCGTATCAAGATTCATAAATGTCCACATAGTATTGTACATCGTATTCATATACTTTCGACTGAGAGCGCCACCACGTTTCTTCATAGTACCTAGTGTCTTTCTTGTCTTAAGTCTCGTTGATTTCCGTTTTTTATCGGGCATTTAGATATATTGTCGGTAAATTTACACCCGCGGGAATCCAACCAGGTTGGCACCGATTCCGAAACCAGCACCTGTGCGAGCAGAGGCACCCACGCTGGGCGCATAGATATCCAGGATGGCGAAGGTGGCAGTTGCAACGAGGGCAATCATTCCAACCTCGGCGACCTTGAGGGTCTTACCGGGGAGAACGAACGCGGCAATCGCCACCGCGAGACCCTCCAGGAGGTACTTCACAAGACGGGTCACGAGGTCGGCCATATCAACGCCTCCAGAAGGGGTGGGCTTGGGCTGGGAAGAATCAGACATTTGTTTGGTTCTTAGATCCGAATATTTTTTTACACAGATCCAGAATACACCTTGTATGTTACGAGCGGCACGCCAATCACCCACACTGCCCACCAGGGGACATATAGGGACACATACTGAAGAATCACGTAGAAGACAACTGCGTGGATCGCAGCGGCCATTATGGAGCTAGTGCCCAATGTGAGAAGGACACCCGGGCACAACAGAAAGAAGAGATAGGCAGTTGTGAGAATATCGTACATTTATTCTACATCACGGTTTTATATATTGGCACTTGATAATGCCTCGACGTCACGGCGCTGGAAAAATAGGGGAAGGAATGTCTGGGCGTGTATATTACCCAGCACTTGAATGTGACGATCCTTCCAAACAACCGAAAGGGGACTACGTTTCTAAAGTGATGAAACCTGACGTGGCTCAAGCAGAGTTCACAAAAACAGAACCACTTCGTAAACTTGGACCTTCATATGCAATCTATCCAGAGGCGATGTGTGCAAGAAAGGGAAACTCGATTCTATTTTCCAAGTTTGGAGGGTTCAATTTAGCCGACTACTTTACGAACTTAGAGCAGGTATATGAAGGTAGACTCGATTGGGCACCAGAACCTGTTCCGGTGAACAAGGATGAACTAAACTCCATCGTACGAGGGCTACAAGAACTATCGGGAGAGATCGATGAAATGAATGCAGCAGGTTTGTATCACAATGACGTTTCCATGGACAATATAGTCTTCAATCCCTCTACCAAAAGAGTGTACTTGATCGATTTTGAACGAATGACTTTGACACCGCCAAAGGGTCGCAGTGATAAGGACAATATTCTAGATATTCTCAAGTCTTTCAAAGCCTATGCGGATAAAGAACTTAAGTCCAAGTCCCGGTAAAAGGTAAATGCCCCGCACTGAGCTTCCGAAGATGGATGAGTCTGGACCTATTGACTACTTGGATGAGGACCCTGAGATCCCGACCCAGAAGTACTGCGTGGTGTCTTTCATTAGTCCCGAGAAGATCATCAAGCAGAAGCAGGAGTTTATGTTTGAGAAGTTCGTGGCATGGATGGATTACGAGTGGAAGGTCAAGGGTCTTGAGAACTTCATGGCATTTTTGTCCAAGAAGTACTCCGTCAAGATTGACGACCTGTTGAAGGATGCACAGGAGTATGTGAACGTGCGCAAGGAGGAGGTCAAGCAGACCGACATCCACGAGCAGTATCAGATCTTCCTCCTCAAGAACGAGAAGGAGCTCCAGGAGATGTATGACAATCAGGTTGAGTTCCGCACGAACATCCGCGGTGTCAAGGTTCGTCGTTCATTTGCTACCGTTGAGGAGACGCAGATGTTTGCAAAGGTTCTCCAGCGTCGTTACCCGAAGGACAATTTGTACATTGGCAAGGTTGGTGCCTGGCTGCCTTGGGATCCCTCGGAACATCTCATGCCCGAGGTTGAGTATGCTGAGAAGGAGCTGAATGAGTTGATGCGCAAGTACAAGGAGAACGAGTCCAACAAGGAGATGTTCTTCGCTGAGCAGCGTGAGGAGTCCATCAAGAAGCAGAAGGAGGAGAACGAGCGTCGCAAGAAGGCGAATGCAGAGGAGAAGGCATTGGAGGATGCCAAGAAGTCCCTTGAGGATGCATCAGCACCTGTTCACCCTTCTGAGGGCGCACATCGCGAGTAAATTCATGGCTACTAACAATATGGAACTAGATTATCCTTCCAGGATGGTGGACATAGATGAAACACCGCCAACGCCAGGCCCATCTACTCTTTTTCAAGTTCCCCTTATTCGAAAGGATGTACTGGGATATCATCGTATTCCATCACAGCCACTTTATAACCCCATGAATTGCGCTGCAGCATCAGCAAAATTATTAGGACTTGTTTCACCCGCAAAGGCAGACGAAATGACTAGGCTTGTAAAGGGTGTAGACACGAGAAGTTGGGAAAACTATCTTAATGCGAATGCACCGAGTGGAATCGTATATACGTTTCAACGACTAGAGTTTACGGAAGAGATATTGCTAAACGTCGGACTAGGTATCTTTCCAGAGTTTGGCACAATTATCTTAACAGCACCGGTCGATGGATCAATTGGTCATTACTATGTGCTGGCGAGAGATAAGTACCTAAAGGTTGGTGTGCTAGATCCACAGAATGAGATATGCGCAATGGGTCTCGAGAGTATCAAGAACTTTATTAAACGCATACATCCAGGATCAAGTAGACTCTACTTATTTGTTATCACCGTAAACAAGCCGAGAACGGTCTCACAAATGACAGATGATTTTACTGAGGGAATATTATCCAGACAGGTTGCTTCTATGAAGATCGGCAGTGGAGGAAAGTCTACTCGCCACCGGACTTCTTTACCCACACGGAAGGTGGGGCGTTCTTCTTCCTCATCGAAGAGGAGTTATACTCGTCGGCGGCGAGCATTGCAGACTGGAAAGGTCGGTTATCGGCCCACAAAGACTGGTCGCAAAGTCTGAACGGTGGGTGCTCCGAAGCCTTGTACCAAAAGACCTGATCATCAAGCTTGTTGGAGGACACGTTGTTGCAAATGACTAGACCTTCATAGTTCTCTGTGCACTGGTCCATGAAATCACAAAACATCTCAAAGGTAGGAAACATACCCGCGTAATTCTCGTAAATCCTACGACGATTACCTAGGATATTCTCACGGAGAATGAAGACGAAATCAACGTTAGTTCTCAAGTTAGGTGTAATACCGAGCGGATACTGCATCGTGATAATGGTCATCATATCCAAGTGACGACCGTTCATGAACACGAAACGAGTAGACTCTTCATTGATCCACTCTTTGGCTGCATACAGACAGTCATCTAGAATCAAGAATGCACGTGGATCAAATGGAGTTCCCGAAGACTTGGACTTAAGAAAACGCTGTTTGGCTGCAAACTGGCGCTTAATAAATGCCTGAATCTTCGTAGGATCATACTTGTCATGAATGAGCTTGGAGGGAACAAATGCCTGAAAATACTCGTTCACAGCCTCTGTAGGTGAGATCACCATCCCCGCTGGAAATGAGTCCTGAACATTAAAAAGCAGATCACGGGCTAAGAAGGACTTTCCTGTATCCTTCTTTCCGATGATCACGATCATAGGACTTTTACGAGAGTCCATTCCACATCGTTCTTTGATCATTTCCATGTTGAACTTTTTAAGATTAAAGTTCTGCGTCATCTTGTTCTCCTTGTCGTTTATTTTTTAACTTTCCCCGCCGAGACATCTCACAATGGGAAAGGATCTACGAACAACGCCCGTATCTTTGAAGATCCATCGTATACCCAAGTTGGATGGAACGCAGTGGTCAATGAAGACGATGCAACCGTTCTTTCCGTGCCTTGAAAAGCTCTTCAAGACGGAGAACCTTGCGGGTCTCCACGACTATGGGGTTAAGCTGGCATATCCGATTGACTCAATTGTAGATGAGAAACACGTGAAGGTTCGTGGACAAACCATCCCTGTGCATCGAAAAACCACGATGATTCTGTCTCCTTTCAAGACGATGCGAGGAGACTATGGTGCATTCGGCGTCCCAAAACGCGCAGATGTTGCAGATGACTTACAGGAGCGTATGCAGAGCCCTCATACGGCTGCTTATGTTGGTGCAATGACCTCTATTGCACTCTCTGAGTCTGGATGTGAGCACTTCCCTAAGGTGTATGGTGTTTATGCAGGTCTTGCAGGATCTCATACGATTGATATCTCAGATGACTATGAGGAACTCACTGAGAAGGGATGGTTTGCAGAGAAGATTGGAAAGACATTTGAGCTCAAGCTTCGCACTGCTGGACACGATGCAGAGTTCAGTCATACGCGTCGTGCACGCATTGCTGTTGAGACGGGTGAAGATCTTGAACTGGAAGGGATTGGGATGTTTGAAGCGGATCACGTAAGTGCACCAGATACGGATCGATCGGCAGAGGCATATGATGTTGCATCCTCTGGATCTCCTGAGATTGAGGAGGAAGATTCAATGGAAGATGATGTCTATGATATTGAGTCTTGTGCCTGCTCAGATGATACAAATGAAGGAGATGGTCCTGAAGATGAGGATGAGCCATTTGCATGGGCTACATTTACAGACGTGCCTGTTATGACCACTGTTATGGAAGTTTGTGATGGAACCTTTTATGATCTTATCAAGCTACACCCTGAACCAGAGAAGCATGTTGCTTGGGTTTCACAAGTTGTATTTGCACTTGCATATGCTCAGCGTAACTTTGGATTCACTCATAATGATCTCCACGGTAACAACGTGATGTATGTAAAGACTGACCAAACTCATTGTATCTACAGTCATGGTGGTGTAATGTATAAAGTTCCTACGTTTGGATTCTTGATGAAGATCATTGACTTTGACAGGTCCATTCTTAGTTTGCGTCTAGCGGGATTGAAGGAACCCAAGTTGTTTATGAGCAGTCAGTTTCAAGAGGATGAAGAGGCAGGTGGACAGTATAACATGGAGCCGTTCTATAATAACAAGCACCCACACATCAGCGCATCATCGTCATTTGATCTTGTTCGATTTGCTACATCAGTCTTCTGGGATATGTTTCCCCAAGGACCGAAGCATAGCTATACACATCCATTATTTCCAGTCTTTCTTCAGTGGATGAAGCAGACAGATGGGTCTTCAGTTATGTTCCGGGCAAAGATGGACAATCATGACCGCTACCATGGATTTGATCTGTATAAGGCAATTGTAAGGTATTGTGGAGATTCAGCAGTTCCAAAGAAGGAGATCGGTCGGATGACTCAGTATCGCGCTACACCCTCGGCTGCTCAGATTGGAGATGCGTTGGTTATTGAGGCGTAGAGTCTACTCTACGCATAAATGGACATCATCAATGAATATGGACAAGCAGTAGACACTGAACATTTTGAAAAACGTGAGCAAATTCATGCAAATGCATTTGTAGAACCAGATGACGTTGTACTTGAACTCGGCGCCCGATTTGGAAGTGTATCTGTTGTTATCAATCGTAAACTAAACAATCCTCTTAATCACGTAGCCGTAGACCCTGATGATCGAATCTGGAACTGTCTTGAACGTAATCGTGAAGTAAATGGATGTAAGTTTCATATCCTAAAAGGAGTCATTTCTAGAAATCCAGTGAAACTCGCAGAACTTGATTACTTCGCGGGATACGGTACAACGTCTGTTCCAACAACAGAGCCTACTACAGTCAAATCCTATACACTTGAAGAAGTTCAAGAGATGTATGGGTTGAAGTTTACGACTCTTGTTGCAGACTGTGAAGGATTCCTTGAAATTTTCTTTGATGAAAATCCTTGGATGTATGATCAGTTAAATACAGTATTGTATGAAACAGATTACCCGGAAAAATGTAATTACGATAAAATTGCACAGAAACTGAGAGAGCATGGCCTAACCAATCTATGGTATGGTTCTCATCTTGTCTGGAAAAGATATTAAGTCAAATTGTTTCTTAGCTTCCTCTAGAGTGTTCTTATCCTTTTCGGCTTGTATGTGCTCACCCCACGTGTATTCAATCGTCTGTGTAGGACCCTTTGGATAGTACAGTGTGATTTTGGAGTTAGTCAAATGGTCAACTCCCAGCCAAACTTGCTGTAACCCTGCAAGTTCAATCATTCTTCCTGCAACACGAACTATGCGCGACATACTATTTATATATCCTTGTCTTAAAACTCCGGCTTACCAACGAACATTTCCTGCGCGGCTACAGTAGCAGATGTGACCGTATCAACAACAGCAGAGGTCGTTTCAGTGCCAAGTGAATACAGAACGCCCGATGTAAGAACGCCGGATCCAGCAACAATCTTACCTAAATCCATGTAATCCACGCCCTGGGCCTTCGCACGACGGTCGAGAACGTAGAGCAACGCAGCCACAATCATCACGGCGCCGACAATCATACCGAGCGTTTGGTAGTCAGTCATTTGCATTTTCAATGTGGATTCGTTTGGAGGAGTTGGACGCACTAAATGTTCAGCTCCATAGTTCCAGTGGGCTTGGCGGCTGGCTCCTCTTCGTCGTCGGAGAGGTCGAGCTTGATATCCTCCCCGAGTGCAATGCGAGGGCGCTCCTCCTCTTCCTCATTATCTGTCTCAAACTCAACTGTCTCCGACTCTCCAAACGATAGAGCTGGCTTAGGAGGGGCTAATTCCTCAATGGGTGCTGGATGAGGTGTATCAGGTCGCTTCTCTGGGATGGCTCCACTCTTGGCTTGGAAATATGCCTTACTAATATCCTTCCATGGGATGAAGCTATCAATGACCTCATCCAGAGCGCCACCAAGCATTGTCTCAATATCACGGCGGTTACGCGACTGCTGTTCGGAGGATACATCAATCGTCTTGAACAAATACGCATTTGACCAGCACTTGCGAGCGGCAGACTTGTAGAGGGTAAAGATGAACTTGGAAAGCGAAGGACGATCAAACTCAACATTCACGTGAGCCTCATCCGACTGTTGGAGGCTGGCAAATGCACGAATATAGCTGACAAACACACCAAGGAGAAGGTCATCCATATACTCGCACTTTGAAACCTTCTCAATACGCTTGACCTCCGTCTCAAGAACTTCATCAGACCACTGGGGAACGCGCGTCAAGAGATTCTGAAATGTCTTGAGGGTCTCACCTGGCTGCTTGTTGCGTACACAGGCTGTCTTGGCATTGTCATAAATGCTCCAAAGACCATCGGCGACGTGGGGAATCAGAACGCGACTTAGATTCTCACGGAGTGACTGTTTAACAAAATCAGTGCTCATTTACTTAGACAGAGTGATTAGAGGAAGGACAATACGGACGCACTATGCCAAAATTTATACTTATCCTAATGGTCCGTAATGAGGAGCGGATCCTCAAGCGTTGTATGGAATCTGTTGAAGGGCTCGTTGATTCATATTGTATCTGCGATACTGGGTCAACGGATAAGACATGTGAAATAGCGACTGAGTTTCTTAAGACACACGATGGGTGTTTAACGCATGTTCCATGGCAGAATTTTGGGTATAATCGCACGGCGAGCTTTGCTAATGCACAAACCTATTTGCGTGGAACAGGGTGGGATCTCAAGGATACGTATGGGCTTCTGTTGGACGCTGATATGATCTTTGTTCCGGGTTCATTGAAAGAACAATCGCTCGGACACGTTGGATATACAATTGTTCAATGTGCTGGATCTTTGGAATATCCAAATACTCGACTTGTTCGAATGGATCATTTATGGGAATGCAAGGGTGTCACGCACGAATATTGGGATGCACCTTGTGAGCATCTTCCAAAAGCCATTTGTCATATTGATGATTTCAACGATGGAGGATGCAAGTCAGATAAATTTGAACGAGATGCACTTCTTCTTGAAAAGGGTCTGATTGATGAACCTACTAATGTTCGGTATATGTTCTACCTTGCACAGACATATCATAGCACTGGACGATGGAGAGATTCAATCAAAATGTATAAGAGGCGAATTCTAGCAGGGGGTTGGTTTGAAGAGATTTGGTATTCACATTATATGATTGCAAAATGTCATCGTGAACTAAAAAACATTCCAAAGTTTGAAGAATGGATGCTTAGGGCATATGCATATCGCAAGGAGCGCGCAGAATCCCTTTATGAACTTGCCAAATATTTCAGGGATAATGGTCAGCACTACAAAGCTTATCAGTATGCTGTGATGGGACAGAAGATTCCAATGTCAAAAGATAGTTTATTCATTGAAACGGATGTATACAATGGTTTATTTGACTATGAACAGTCAATCCTTGATTATTATGTAAAGTCAGATCGTTATGAGGGTCTTCAGTCTTCCGTTAAATATATGCTAAAACTTGGGCTGCATCATGCATCTGTGTTGTATAACCTTCAGTACTATACGAAGCCACTTGTTTCTGAGCGGCGACGTCTCATATTTCAATCTCCATTTGGATCTTCCTTTTCACCTTCAGCTCTTTCAGTTATTGAATATCCAATTGTCAATGTCCGATATGTCAACTACAAAGTTGTAGATGGAGTCTTTATAACTCCCGAAGGCGTCTCCTTATGTGAGAATGCATGCTTCAATATTGAGAACGGTAAGCTAATTGCAACGATGGATGAGACGACTGTTGGATTACCCATTTTTCCAGGAAACATTCATGGACTAGAGGATGTTCGTGGATTCAAAGATCAAGAAGGCAACCAATGCTTCACAGCTACAGTTCATAACTATACAGAGAATTCAGTTCGTATCCTTCGAGGTCAGTATGCATCTTCTGGAAAATATTCAAACTGCGTTGTTTTATCTTCACCTCGTCAGCGCCATTGTGAGAAGAACTGGCTTCCGATTACTGGAACAGATCTGATGATTTACGATTGGCATCCATTGACTCTCGTTGATGCAAGTGGAACGATCACAAAGGAAATTCAGACTCCACCCATGTTTTCAAACTTCCGCGGATCAGCACCTCCAATTCGTATTGACGATATGTGGTGTGCACTCGTGCATATGGTGGACTATGGCCCTCCTCGCAAATATTATCATTGTTTGGTTGAACTAAATGATCAATTTAGACCCATACGTGTTTCAATGCCGTTTACATTCATATCACCTGCAATTGAATACTGTTTGTCATTCAGACGAGTTGATGAAAACCTACACTTTTTTGCAGGGATCAATGAAACTGCATTGTCAAGATTTATTGTTCGGTTGACTGAATTTACGTGGAATATGCTTTAGACAGCAATGAGTGTTGCTGTGTTAGTTCCTGTTTGTAGCCGTGCACACGAATGGTCTACACTTGAAGACTGCTTTTTGATGACACGATTCTTACCTAGTTTTCAAGCTACAAAGGATCCAGATCATACGTATCAATTATACATCGGTATAGACGATGATGATGAGTTCTTCCTCCGTCATCGTTCTCAACTTGAGACATTTGGCAAGGTCGTAGTTGTCTCTGAATGTCAACATGCGCCTGCTTGGGTTTGGAATAAGTTGGCTAGTGTAGCATACGAAGATGGTCATGAATATCTTTTTCAAATTGGTGATGATATCGTTATTGAAACACCAGGATGGACATCCAAGTTCATTGAGAAATTGAAATCACATAAAAATCGAGGTGTAGTAGGTCCAAAGAATCCAGTGAACTTTGCACTACGAGTCGGCGGAACTCAAGTGATTGAAAATGCATTTGTTCATCGGAGCCACTATGGGCTTTTTAACACATTCTTTCATCCCACTATTCGAAACTGGCATTGTGACGAATGGTTGACACAGATTTATACTGGAATCTGTTCTCAGACGATTGAAGATGTGATTGTATACAATGGATGCATTGATAAGAGATACAAGATTGAGTCAGTTAATGTTCAAGCGCAGATTGCAGAAGGACGTGAGAAAATTCGTAAGGATCTTCGCGGATGCTTCTCATTCTGTCTCTATGGTCCGTATACAGATAAGTACTACCGTGGACTTGTTGAAAACATCCATCTAATCCACCTTCATTACCCAAAGTGTGTAATTCATGTCTATGCATCTCCGGAAGCTGCACCATTTGTGACTGACTTGAAAATGGGAGTCGTAGTTCATACAACAACTGAGTCGGGCTCACGGAACATGACGTATCGTTTTCTTCCTACATTGAGTGATGACTATGAGTTCGTCTGCGTGCGTGATGCGGATAGCCGTATTCATGCGCGAGATCGTTGGTGTATTGATGCTTTTCTAGATAGTCCATATACCGCTCATACAATTCGTGATCATTATTGGCACGAACCTCAGTTAATGGGTGGACTATGGGGATGTAAAGGCAAGGTTCCTCTTCCAGAGAAGGTGATTGCCCAATATATCACTTGGTGTAGGGAGGAGTATCGAGTTGATAACGAATTCTTAGCAGCTCATATCTATCCATTGGTAGCGCCAGGTCTTATTGTATTTTCCTACCGTAGTGATGGTGTTCGAGGTGACCCAAATGAAAAAGTAAGAGTAATTGAATATCCACTTGTGAACCAGGAGTTCTGTGGAAATGTGGTTTTATATAATGAGGGAGTTCCCTACCACGAGTTTTCTCAAGTGTAGAGGTGGCGCCATGACTCGTTCACCACCTTTGTCTCAACAAGAAGAGCCCGGATATCTTCGGGTGTAATCGCCATCGGCAGCTTGACTGCTTTGTAGAATGGATATCCCTTTGCAGTCTTCTCATCAGCAATCCTCAGAAGGTTGATGCGAGTGACCAGAGTTTCAACTGCCCGAATCAGAACACGAACTCCCTCTTCCTCGTGAGAATACTCTGAGATGAGAAACTTGACGGCTTCATCTGTGATTGTGAGGTCGTTCTTCATGTTAATTCGGTCCAGAACCTGAGGCCATACATACTGTGACAGAATCGCCTTCTTATCATCAGCTGTGTATCCAGCACACGTGATGACCTGCATACGGTCCTTCAAGATCGGATGAACCTTGGACTCGTCATTGAAGGAGAACACGAAGAGGCACTGACTCAGATCGAAATCAACACCCGCGAAGTATCGGTCGTGGAAGTGAGAGTTCTGTGACCTGTCTGTAAGGTGGATCAGCATTGAAATGATCTCTTCGCCGTGAGCTGTTGTTGATACCTTGTCCAGCTCGTCAAAGTAGATGACCGGGTTCATACAACGAGCAGACATAACTGCATCGGCAATACGGCCCCAAGTAGCACCCTCGTAGGTGTAGGAGTGCCCTACAAAGTTTGCAGAGTCTGAAGCACCACCAAGCGAGAAGAACTCAAACGGGCGCTTAAGAACCTCAGCTACACCGTGGCGGGCAAAGGATGTCTTGCCAACACCCATCGGTCCCTTGAGAGCGATCACATTTCCTACTGAGGAAGGATTTGCAATCCACTGTGCAACAATCTGCATGATCTGTGCCTTGGCTGCTTCCATTCCATAAACAGCCTTGTCAAGTGTTCCCTGTGTATCTGAGAGGAACTTG